GGCTTGAAGATCTCACCGATCTGCACTGCGCTGTGCTGAGCTTTGAAAAAGAATTCTCGCACTGTTTTGTTGTGCTGAGCTTTAGAAAAGAATTCTCGCACTATTGAAGAAGCCTTTGACTGCTGTACCCTTTCTGGAAAAGTATAGCATCTTTAGCGAATTCGTCCCAGGAATTGTACTTAGGCCCTCCGTAATGAACTGGAAAAACCTGCTTATCTTTAACAGGACCATTGCCTCCGCCAACAGAGCAAACCATACGATCAAGGATATAGGTATAAGAAGGAAATTCAATCCAATCGAGAGTTCGCGTAGCTTCCAAATCCCAGAATTTGCCGTCCAAACCCCAACGAGCTTCCAGATCAGGATCCATCTTCATAAGTGAATAGGAGACAATACCAAGTGTTTCATTCCAAACATCCTTAAGAGCAGTATAGATGGTGGGATTTATTCCAACAGTGTAAAGATAGCCAATTATTCGTGACTTCAAATCAGGTAGTGTCAAGGTGCGAACACTATTAAGGAAAAGCTTAGGAAGAACCTTATAACCCTCACGAACATAAACCCAATGCAAATGTGAATGGGTAGAGGTCGAACATCGCGGACACTCAACCAAACCCCAAGAGAACTTAAGAAAAGTAGGATATTCTTGAGGTACATCATAATAGGTGCCACGGCACTTGTTACAATCTTTGGTCCAAGATTTGTGTTCATGAGGCTCAACCTGGCGGTCAAAACTCCATCCTTTTACAGCAACAAATCGAACAATATTCGTATGAATCTTGAAGTCCTCAGGCGGAACCTTGAATCTAAACTCTTCCCACATGACTTTAGGAATCTGCGAAATCTCATCCTCAGTAAATAAGCCATCTCCAGGACGACCGTCACCATGTCGTCGCTTAAAAGTCGCAAGAAGGTCATCGCCAAAGAGCTTCCAAGAAACATAATTCTTCCAATCAGGTCTAGAAAGAAACCCGGGCTTAATTTTCTCAATGCACATAAGTTGTGAAACAGCATTACACGCAGTGTTAAGGAATCCGGTAGCCCAATCTCCGCTCATCATACTAGAAGCAACGGCATACCATGACATACCTGACGGACAATTAAAAACTTTCAACTTGTAACATTCTACGATTCGACAAAATATAGCGACGAAATTCTGACACTCGTCACGGACATCTTCTTTATTAGAAATGAAATAGAAATATAAGAAGGACCGAGCAACAGTACTAAGAAAATTAGCGAGCATATGGATGTCCCACTTCTGGACATCAAGTTCAACGACGATCCACTCACTAACCAAGGAACGATTAAGATTAGAGAGATACTTAGCATAATCTTCATAAGATTCAGAACGAGGTATGGAAATGTTTAAGTCCCAAATATCCTTCTTAAACATTTCCGCGGCAAAAGCTTGAGGCGATCCCCCAAAGAACGACATACCAATTCCACTAAAAATATTATTATTTTTAGTGCCATAACCACCGCAAGCGGCAAAAAGGCCATAAATCATACGGGTGAGAGTCCCATTAACAATATTAGAGACGAAGAACATACGCTCACCAGTCTTCCTAACCCACTTACCTTTCCATTCAGCCGCACGAACTTCAGCTTTAATGGATGATTGCGTTATATTAGTTATATTAGAACGAGCTATCTTCATCTTAAGGTCAATATCCTGGCACAAATTCATCTGTTGAATCATATTCATAATATAGGCACAAGTGGCAAACACCAAACTTTCCTTTTTGGTTCCAGGTGGTAAATCACGCAAGACTCCAGGAGCAGTCTTCTTAGCATCAACGACAATATCGCTAATAAAATTTGGAACACGCAACGAGGCTTTGTTGTAGCCATAATTAGAAAGCATAATTTCAATGGATTTGCCAAATCGATAATGATAAGTGGAGTCATGGAACGTATCAACAGTAGGATGGACGAAGTAAGAAAACAGCTTCGCAACTCCAGCAGGATCGTGTCCACACAACCAAGACTCATGAAAACCGTACTCACCAAAAGCACTATCGACTCGAACAAGATGGCCACAATTATCACAAATAACGGGTTCATTATTGCGATTTACATTGAGAAGCTTAGTATAAGTGCGTGAAGAAAAACCACGACCACAATTTTTGCAAAAGATATAAAGGACGCCGGATATGTCACGAGCAACGACATCAGGAAAACCACGACGAGCGTTCACCCTAGCAATTATCTCAATAATTTCAACAAGATTGCCAGGAGGTGGAGAAAAAGGATACTTCCACTTAGTGGGAGGCAAACCTCGTAACTGAACAGGAACCATCAAGGCAGAAGCAGAACTAATAAGAGACGTAACAGAAAAGAGATCCTTTGACGAACGAACATGCTGATGACTAACGAAAAACCTAATCATATCAACAAGAGCAGTTATAATCCTATCGGAAACATAAGACTCTGCAGCCTTAGGATCAACAGAATGAAGATGGTGAACATCTCGAAAATCTGCAGGAGGAACTTGCCAATAAAGAGCGGGACGGATTTGAAACTCAGCCTGGCGGTGTCGGCACTCCTCACAACTAGAATCTTTAGTTGTAGTATGTTTGGGACAGCGACGCACCTTAGCACGTAATTGGGAACCAATAATGGGAACACCTTTATGAGTGACCTCAGAAAGAACGACATAACCTTTATTTGCCATGAGCTTATAATCGATAGCGAAAGTAAACAATAGAAAAGTATAAAATAACCTTTCAACGGAGGAAGGAGGGAAAAGCTTTTTAGCGCCGCGCAAAGTTCGAGACAACACGTGCAGTCGCGGAGGATTTATA